TCTGCTACTTACGGAACTGGTTTGCTTACACTAAATCCAGACATTGGGGTAAGTTTTGACTCAACCTATAGTGACCATTGGAGTGGTCAATCTGGTTATTTTGGAGATCATGCAGGATTGTATTATCAAAATTCTTGCGTTCAATCTGGGTCATTTACTGTTAATGTCTGGTTTAAGTTTGGAGGAAGCCAAGACAGCACCACCAAAGTTTTCTTTGGAGATGGACATATTCAAATGTCTGGTTATGACAATGTCGATTATGTTTATTATTGGGAATTTCAAACTGGTCAAACTGGTCAAGCAACAACAGTTGCTGGCATAAATCAACTTGACCAAGGAGATTGGGCAATGATTACAATAGTAACTGACAATTCTACTTATACCAAGTTTTACATAAATGCATTTTTGTATTATACAGCAAATGAAGGAGCGGGAACACAAAGTAATGTTGTGAGTCTTAACTCAGAAGGAATTGGAAATTATTTGTCTACAACAGGAGACAGATACGACGAGCTTGCTGTGTGGAATCGCGCTTTGTCTGCGTCCGAAATATTAACAATCTATAATTCTAGTCCGCTATTTAATTTAGTACCTTAACTATGAAAAAATCAATCATTGCTATCGGCCTCGCTATCGCGGGGGTTATTAACGCACAGGATGCAGTTGTTGCTCCTACCATCACTGTGACAACCAAAACCAACATTGTTACCGTTGTTGAACCTATCAAACTGACTGCCGAGCAAATGGCTGGTATTATCTCGGCTGTCGAAGCTGGAGGCATTCATGCCAATGTTCCAATCACAACCGACAATTTTCAGGGCGTGATGGTTCGCAAAGGTATTGACGGCACGTTTACTGTTTACATTCAAGTCAAACAATGAAACAGTTCAAAATCAACGAAGCCATTACGTTCATAGCCATCTGCGTCTTAAGCAGCGTGGTAATGTGTGTTGTTATATCGCTGATGATTGGACTGTTTGTCACCAGAATTGATAACAATGAAATCTTCAAGGTCATTGACCCTGCGTTCCAGACTGTTATTGGTGCATTAGTGGGCATCGTCTGTGGCAGAATGTCGGTTAGAGCTGCCGAAGAACCGAAAGAACCGAAAGAGTAAAATATGGGGGAGTCTGATTACAACGAAAAGAGCATAGATGCCACGCTAGCAAGAATTGAGGCAAAGCTGGACATGTATGGCGTTAAAATCGGCTCCCACGAGAAGCAAATCGAAGACCTTAAGATGTGGCGCTGGCTTTCGGCTGGCGGAACAGCCGTCGTAGTTTTTGTTGTTGAAATGTTCTTTAAATCGAAGTAAGTTGTCATTATGACCGAAATCATTAAAAACCTGCTGTCTCCTAACATCATTCAGGGCATTCTTCGCGCAGTTCTTGCAACTGTGGGCGGTGCCCTTATTTCAACCGGCCACGCATCTACAGAGCAGGTGACTCAGTTGAGCGATGTGCTTACTGACCCCAAAACTCAGGGCGCACTGCTCGTCGGAATCACTATCGCTTGGTCTTATATTCACAAGCAGCAGACACCGCCTGCGGCCAAATGACAATAGCGGCTGGATTAATTCAGCTGCTGCTGCTTCTGCTTCCGGTCGTGCTTGCTGCTTGGGCGCGGTCAAATAGTCAGATGGCAAAGCTGAACAAATTAAATGAAGAAGCTGATAAAGCCATTGCGGGTAGCGACGTTGATTCTGTTAACGTTATGCTCGATAACGCTCTTCAGCAGCTGCAAAACAAAGATAACGGTGTTAAGCAGTGACCGTGTGGTCAGGTTCGATGGGACAAATTACATTGTGCCTCCGGCAATAATGCAAGATATACTAAAGCGCCTTCATACGCTTACCGTAACAAACAGTTAGCCGCACGAACGGCAAAACATGGACGCTGAAAAAGAAAAAATCATTCATCTTGCGATGGAGAAAGCCAATGGCGTTGTAAAAGACGCTGCTATTTTTCTTGGCTACGAGACCGCTAAAGAGCTTCACGATGTCATCCGCAACAACTCCGTGCTTTCAATCCGATGGGGAAAGCCCAAAGACGGCACCAGAGCAGGTTCAACAGAGCCACCCGGAAGCGAAGCCGTAATCCACAGAGCGCCACCCAAAGAATCAGGCGAGGAGCCAATCCCGCTAGCCGATGACACCGAGGCTATGGCTGCGTTCGAGAAGGAGGACGCAGCGGTCAAGCGCGGGCTTGAGAAGATGGGTCTTCCGCAATCAGCAGCAGAGCTCGCAATCGCCTGTCAGAACCAGCAGCGCAGGCACTTCAGAACCACGCTCGAAAGCATGGGCGGAGGAATCAATCGCCAATACTGGATTATCATGGGCGAGATTGACAAGATTAACCGTCGGCTGGACGACTCTGATTGCGCCTTTCAGGAGCAGGTTGTGCTTCGCGAAGACCGCCGAGCGCTATACGACATCCAGTCCAAGTTCTTTGACCGGGCAATGCAGGATGCTTTGGTCAGAGCCAAGGTGTATCAAATTTCAAACGCCGGTAAAAAGAAGACTGAGAAGTCCAAGGGCTATCTCGACTTGAGCCAATGATTAGCTCTGACTCAATCGACTCAATAGCTGCACTTCTGGAGCCTCCTCCTTCCCGAAAGCCAAAAGAGCCAATCAGAAAGTCTTGGAGGCCAAAGATGGGGCCAATCGGACTGGATATTATGAGAACCAATTCGGTTCCAGACCAGCCTAGCGAAGCCATCGTAAAGCTGCTGTATGGGGAGCGTGGCTCGTTCAAGTCCGGCATATCGCTTCATTGCGTCGTCAACCACCTTTATAGCGACGTTCTTATCCCACAGGCTGGAAGGCCGCACGTTACGCCGCTGGCGGTCATCTGCACGATTATTAGAAGCGCGGCTACCGAAGGCGGCGCTTGGGAAAAACTATTCAGCCTGACGCTTCCTGAGTGGTTTGACGGGCTTGGCTTGGATTTCACAGAGCCCAAGCAGGATGACCAGAAAAACCGGTACGCATTCGTTGGAAACAAGTTTGGCACTTGGTCGAGGGTAATTCTGAAGTCAATTCCGCATGGCGAGAACATCAAGGCGCGAATCAAGGGTATGGAGCCTTCGATGTTCCTGTTCGAGGAAATCACGGAAACTGACTCGCCCGACTATCTCAATGCCCCGCTTCAGCAGCTGCGTAGGCCAACTGGCGCTCCAAAGGTCTACATGGCTAACTGTAACCCGGCAGATTCTGGTGAAGAGCATTGGGTTTGGAAGACATTCGTTCACGACGGTAAGGATGAGTCTCGCAAGATTGAGATTCCAATAGGCGGTGGCAGGCTTTTAGGAACCGAGCCGAAGTTTTGCGTTTGGCATGTTCCACTATCCGAAAACGTATACTGGACTGATGAAGAGAAGAAGTCTTACCAGAACACCCTGTTAGTAGAAGCCAAGCACGACTCAACTGCTATTGACCGGCTCATCAAGGGCATCTGGACACCCAGGCCGAGCGGTGAGGGGTTATTCAAGCAGTACTTCATGCCCAGCATCCATATCAGGGGTGACGCGCAGAAGGGCGAGGGATTGCTACCAAGAGCGGGTTATCCAATCGACATCAGCTATGACTTAGGCCAAGTAAACTCTTGCGTAAGGTTTATGCAGCTCATTCCTACTTCAAAGAAGCCAATCTGGATTGTTTTTGACGAGATTGACCATATTCGCGAGCGCATCTTGTACCGGCACATGGCTGCTGAGGTCATCGGAAAGATGAGAAAGTGGTCATCCGCAAGCCTGCCTTCAAACGGCGGAAAGCCTTACAAATTCAGCTTTAGGCATACAACCGACGAATCGGCGGTCAATCAGTGGCGTCCCGGCGGCGAGGGCAGCTACGATGCGTGGGACTTTGAAAAGGAGTTCTCTAAGGTGATTGAGGAGTTTGACGGAAACTCAATCAAGATGCTTGGCTGCCCAAAGGGAGCAGGTTCAGTTGAAAGTCGCGTAAGATTCCTTCAATCAAAGCTTTATCAGGAAGAAGTGTTCATCAGCGCCACCTGCCCGAACACGATAGAAATGCTTAGAAACCTTGAGGAAGATTCTAAAAAACCAGGGAACCCAAAGCGCTCCAAGTTTATTCATATGTTTGATAGCCTAACATATGGTATGTTCAGGATGGAATTTACTGGCGATACGAGAAACAATCTCCATACTGGCCCAGATGCACCTAAAATAATATCGTGCAGGTAGTTGACAATTAAAACAAATGTGTAACCCTTATAAAAATTATGGACAGCACTGACATTAAAGACAAAATCGTATTAGACCCAACCGAGTCGCCCGCCATCTCCGAACTGTTTTCTCGTAAACAGCCCGGCGACGAAATCAGTTTTACCGGCGTTGGTACGCTGGATGAAGCTGGTGCCAAGGTCATCACCCTTTCAATTCAGGAGTTTAATATCACCGGCGAAGAAGAAGCCGAGACTTCTGCTAAAGAGACGGAAGAAGGCGATGAGGGCGAGGCTGAAGAGAATGCGCCCGAAGAATCTGCCGCCGTGTCGATGTACAAAAAGGGCGGCGTTGCTGCTCAAGAAGGCAATATTTCTCCTGATACCTATCCTCGATGACTCAAGGCGGTGATGACACGACAATCGCCGCTAAAATCCGACTTAGGTATAAAAAGGCCGGAATATTAAAGGGTTGGAATAGGGAGCGGTATAGCAGGCTGTGCAAAATGCTCAACGTGACTGTTGCTGAGCTTGGGTACGTATGTGCGATTAAGCCTGGTGATGTAACTAGGTATATGAAGTCTAATAGATTTCCGCCCACCGTAAGCCTGCACTTAGCTGTCATTGAGTCCGTCTATCTTGAGCAAAGTTGCGGTAGACCTTGGGAACCGATTGTCGCACTTGATTTAATAAAATGATTGATTACGAAATTTTGAAAGAATACGGGACCACGGATGAACGAATCCGTGAGTTCTTTACCGCCAAGGAGCCCTCTTCTGAAACTCGCGCCAAGATGAGCGACGAGGACTACCGTAGGCTGGAGCGCGACATGTCTAATCGCAAGCGGTTCGAGCGTCAGATTCAGGGCTGGCTTCAGGAGCACATCGTATTCTCGTTAGGCAATCATTCTAAGTATTCGGCTGTCGACATGGCTTGGGATTCGATGCCTGTCAACAAGGCAATCCTTCCGCTGATGCAGTACGCTCAGGGCCGCATCGACGTTAAAGATACGGAGAAGTGGGTGCAAGACCTGCCCGAAGGTGACAAGTTCCTTCAGCGCGACAAGGACGGCAAAGTTGTCGGAGTTAACGTTCCTAAGTTCTTCGAGGTTAATATCAACCTGCTTCGCTCTGTAATTACTCGGCGCCAAGCTGCTCAAGTAATTAAGTATAACACTCTGTGGCCTTACTTTAAGTACGAGTCCCGGGACCAGACTCCGGTTGGTAAACTTCGTGCAGAGATGGTTAGCCAGCGCATGGACATCATGGCTGATGAGTATGATTACCGCCATCTGCATGCTCAGATTACTCGCGACATGCTGCTGTACGGTCATTCAGTTGCTTTTCCTCGCGCTTGGTGGGAACGCGAAGTGCAGGTTGAGCGTGCAAGTGTTGCTAAAGAATTTGACGAAGAGGGCAAGATTAAGAAGCGCACACGCATTGTCAAAGAGGGCTTGTCATGGGTTACCCCGCATCCTTCTCGCGTGTTTTACGACAACGCGTATCCGCTGTCCTCATTGAACAGCGACACGGGTTGCGAATACGTTGGATTCTGGGATGTCTGCCGCTGGGGTGATGTTTCGAATAACGGCGCTTATTTTAACCGCAAGCAGGTGTCTTACACATCCGGCATGGTTGATTGGTTCTCGACTTACTGGGCTTACTTTAACCAGTATTTCACTACCATCATTCCTCCGTCCTTCCCGGCTGCCGCTGGTGGCGACAACACTACTTCGTCGAATGACCGCCGCAATCGTATTGGTCTGTTTACCGGTCAGATGGAAAGCATCTCGACGATTTTCTCGCACATCTGGGTTAAGGTTCGCCCGTCCAACTGGGGCTGGGGAACTTACCCGCATCCTATCTGGGTTCATCTTCGCGTTGCTGGTGATGCCACAGTTGTGTATTGCAAGATTTGCCCGAGCGGTCCTTGCGCTGTATTCAGCTACAATGAGAAGGACGACCGCCTGTTCAACATCTCCGTTGGCCATGAGCTGATGCCGTTTCAAGACCAGCTCACCAATCTTTTCGGACAACTGCTTGAGACTGTTAAGCAGGACTTGTTCTCGGTTGCTATTCTGAACACCGACGTTTTCCCGGATACTGCCGAAGGACAGCAGGCGCGAGAAGAGTTCGAGAGCATCATGCAAAGCAAGTCCACCTATGCGAGCACGCAGATGCTGGAGGTTAGCTTTAGCAAGTTGAATCAGCTTGGAATCTCGCCTGAGAAAGCGTTTGTGTTTGTGCGCTCTACGCCGAACACGGCTATCGAGCAGATTTACAAATCAATCAGCCAAGTCATTCAGATGGCCGACCGTTTGATGGTTATGTCCCCGCACGAACAGGGACAGGCTGCCTCGCATGAAATCTCTGCGCATGAGTCGATTGCAATCTCTGCATCCACCGACAACGTGTACGACTTCATAAGCTGCGCGATTGACGAAGGCCGTGCAGCAATGAAGAAGATTTGCTTCGAGTCTCTGATTGCTTGCGGCGACGACCAAGTCGAATTGACTGTCGCAGACCGTTATCCGATGGATGTCATCAAGAAGGCTGGCTTCACTTACCGTGACCCAGATGGAGATGACCCTTCTGGATATACTCAGGTCATGGGCGACAAGATGTCACTGGTTCACAATTATCTATTCACGTCTCGCGACGGTGGTAATCGTCCGGCTGGACAGCAGGCCGCAACCGTGTTGGTTCAGATGCTTCAGTCAATCAGCGGATTCGCTCCTGAAATTCAGAACGCGATTCTCAGCTCGATTGGCAAAAAGAAGATTCTGGAAATCTTCCAGACCATATTCCACTCGGTCGACGCTGGTGTTGACCTCAAGCTCGAGCTCAAGCCCGGCGAAGACGACGCCCTTACTATATCTTCTGACAAGCAGGTTATGGATGCAATCCATCAGCTTGCGCAGGCAGTTCATAACGATGCCTCAATGATTCAATCGCTGATGGCCGTTATGTCGAAGATGAATCCGCAGGCGGCTCAGGCAGTTAAGCAGATAGCGCAACAGAGCCAAGCTGCGCCGCAAGAGCAGCAGGCAGCTCCGATGCAGTAGTAAACAAAAACCACGAAAAACTCACGAAAATGGACATATTAGATATTGAACCTAAATTAGCGAAAACAGTAGCAGAAGAACAAAAACCGGTAGTCCAGCCAGCAGTTGCGGAAGAGTCCTCACCGGCGCCGC